TCTCGTAGTTACCTTGTGAGTTGAAGTCACCGCCCACTTTACAGTTGTCGCAAATCATTACTCTTCCTCAATAACTATTGGATAGTGAGTTGCACCCCAAATTATTAGATCGCCCCTGTTATGGCGCATACCATATTGGCTTACTTTTGTTGCAATATATTGCTGTAATCTAATTGGTAGCATCATCCAAAGTTTCATCTTCTCTCTCCTGTTCTTTCTGTTCTACTTCTGTCGGTTCTTCTGGTAGCGGTACTTCCTGTTCACCTGTCCAGATCTTGCTGGTGGTGATAAAGCCTTCTGGTACTGGCATCACTTACTCCTATCTTGTAGCCATTGGTCTAGATCTTGAATAACCCAGGCCTTTTCAACTGAATGCTGTCGTCGCTTCACTATAACGAAGGCAGGAGGTTCAACCACTAACCCCCGTGCCTTCGCATAGTTGGCTGCCTCAGTCTGAGCTTCTGCCCAGAACTGCGAAAGATTGATGGACTTGCGATTCTTGCACTCCAAAATATAGGTCTGACCTGCGATTATGGTGACAATATCACCTTCATCATTGGAGCCAGCCTTAGCAAGTCTCTCAGCAAAGTGACCTAGTTTGCGGAGATATTTCATAACATCTGTCTCAAACTTTGATCCCTTTTGTTTGTTATATGAACTCAATATGTCACCTGCAAATTAGTATTACGATAAGACCTACCCTGTGCATCAGAGTCTCCTATCTGTACAGCTCCGAAGTTGACGAAAAGTCCTACATAGTCTTTACCACTAGAGTCCATAGGACCAAAGCGATTCTTGACCGATGCTACTCGTAGTACTCCCATATCAGGTGAATAACCAAGAGTCAGAATAAGTGACGGAAGTTGTGAAACTTTTCCGTGAATGGATCTACGTGGTGGTGGTTCAGTGGTATTTCCATACTCACCCTGTTCAGATACGTGATGCAGTACGAGCACACAGGCTTGTGTTTTACGAGCCATATCGTGCAACTCCATCATTATCTGACGCAGACCTGCCCATTCATTATCACTTTCAGCAGCCACATTCATCAAGTTATCTATGATGATTAGCTCTGGAGCTATACCATAGAGTTCAATGTAAGCCTTTATCTCCATCTCAATATCATCGAGAGAGGGGTTCGAGTCAAAGACCCACTGAATGTGACTGATATTTTCTAACTCTTTGTTGTAGTAGTTAGCTCTGTTAGTAATGTTCTGCTCGACTGTCACCTGCGAATGTCCTGATAGATGAGCAGATGCTCTCATCATTACAGTTGCAGTATCAGTATCAGCCGAGAAGAAAAGTGTTGGGACCTTAGCTCTAATCGCATAGATCAAAGCAAACATAGACTTACCTGCATTGGGTGCTGCTGCAACCATACAAACCTGTCCTCGCCTGAATCTAATGTGTTTAGTTTTCAAGTCCTTCCAAACGTCAGGAAGAGGTTCTGCCTTGACTGTAGTAGCGCTCCACGCTCTATCAAGTCTAAGCACTTCTACCCTCCCTTGGTTCTGGTGGAAGAACGATTCCTCGTTGTATCCTTATGATCCGACGCTGGTTAGCAGAGAGCCCTCCCCACACACCATAGCGTTCTCTATTGATTCCCCATTCGGCGCATTCATTTCGATGACGGCAGTTTCCACAGATACTTTTAGCGAGAGCTGTATCCCCATTTCTTCCATTACTAGATAAGTCTTCTGGGAACCAGTAATCGCCACCGACTTCTGCACATAGCGGAGCTTCGTATTCACGAGGCTCTCGCATAAAGTTATACCCAGATTGTGTCGCACTTGTCGCTTGCACCTTTAGGTGCAGCGCACATATAGCCACTCCACGCTCTACCCTTAGCATTAGTGCCAGATCGTAGGCTCATTACTCCGTGCTTACAGCTTGGAGATCCTTCACCTGCCGCTGGTGCAAATTGTCTTGCGTGCTCCTTTGGAGCTAAAGGACTTGATACGGGCGCAGGAGTTCTAACGCCTGCGAAAGATTGGCTAACGCTTCCAATGAGCGCTGAAAAGTCTTGCGCTGCGGTAAGCAGCGATTCAAGTTCCTCTCTGCTTGAAGCGTAGAGATTGATAAGAGTCCCATCTGGTGACTTGAAATTCACCTGGAACTTAGTTGATTCATTAGCAGCCATTACTTGCCTCCAGTATGTTTGATTGATAAACGAAGGGTTTCTTTACCTTCAATGGTAGGAACAAAGCCGAGAAGTTCTTCGACCATTTCCTTATTCACTTGTTTGGCACCAGCCACAGTAGACCAGCGAACTTCTACTCCTGTGTCAGTGACACCGACAACACCAGCTAGAGCTTCTTTCAAAGCATCTTTTTGAGTTGTCAATTCTTTGATCTTGCTATCGATTTGTAGATACTCCAAAGCTCGGTTGCTGGCTTCGGCATTATGTATCAGCGGTAATTCAGTTTTTGTACGTTCTTTTTTTAGACCAACGCATCCTAACTCGCCTGATGCGTCATAGTACTTACAGTAGAACTTGCAGTAACTCTCATCTTTTTCTGGCTCTGGTGCAGTCTCGCTGGACTTCACAGCTTCTAACCAGGATAAGGCTTCAAGCGCGATGGAAGAATCGTACTTCTCTGAGTGGACCTTTACATCGCGCTCGTCACCGTCTCGTGGTATAGCCACAAGATGCACATTGTGGACCTTCCCCAATCCACTTTGTTCTATTAGGTATCCGTAAGTATGTACCTGCCAGCGTTGCTGGAGGCTTGGAAAATAGGCAAGGTTTTTGACCTTGACAGTCTTCCAATCAACTACATCTCCAGTCTCTGGGATGTAGAGATCTACGTGAGCTTTCATTCCGTTGTGTTCAACTTCGGATTCGATCAAAACTTTCTTATTATCAGCTAGCGCCTTCTCTATCGCCCCGTGGATTGCGGTGCCCATAATTGCGGAGAGCTTGAGTTCATTCTCATTTGTCTCAGGCTGCCCATTGAGCTTATACCAAACCTTACGACGGCAACCACCTAATTCTGATGGGCCAACTTGAACCTGCGTAGAACGCGGCCTTTTGTTTTCCTTCTCGTGCAGAGCTTTGAGAAGTAATTCCTTTGGATCAATCACGGACAATCCCTCTTCTAGTCCAATATGTCAATGTGATGTTGAAGAATAGCAAATCCAACTGACAAATTTTAGCAACCATAGTAAACGGTGTAAAGTCATATTCGTGATAGTAGTTGAAGCCTAAGCCCCAGTTATGTAAATGATTGGCGTTGATATACAACGTCCAATGTGACCAATCTTTTCTCATCTGTACTCCTTGTTCTGGATAACTAATTGAATCGGAGGACAGGTATTGATGTCAAGGATGCTAGCAATTTCAACGGCGCGTCGGGCGTGTTGCTCTACATTACCCACAGTGAGACGGCCCAGACGATCATAAAGATAACCAAGAGCATAAGCGCCGCCACTGCCGATTCCATAAATCTTGTGGTCAGATTTGATGAAAGATAGGTCCGTCGCGATATGGAATACATTCCCATCAAACGCGACAATGTAGTCGAACCCTGATTCTTTGTCTTTTGCCGCTTCATATGGGTCATATCCATTCTCTTTGAACGCCGTGAGTATCGACGGCATAACCTTCTTACCCATCCATTGGATTGGGTCAGCTCCTTTATACGCTGGTGGAGTCCAGTTATAGGCAAGGATATCTCCAGGCCTAGCATCACCGACAAGGCCTAGTAGGTACTTGCCCACGTAAATTATCTTGGGCGTTGAACTACTAATAGTCCTCAAGTTATCTTCAGTGATCTGTGAATCAGCAGCGAGTACAGCTCTATCGTCTAGCTCAATAGCCACAAGCGTTGTCATAGTGGGCACTATATTACATTCTCTTACGGCGTGTCGCGCAAGCGACACTCTAGTGGATCATTACAATATGAGCCGAAGGCGAATAACAGAACGGCCCTCACGGGCCGTTGGAAGTGAGGGACACATTCGGATGCTCCGTCTACCACGCCTGCGAAAAATACCGCCTATCAAAGCCGCAGATCTAAGGCCGCTAGGTCCATTACACGTCTGCTCTTGTGGCTGCACAATGTTCAACATTATGGCACAGTTTGAAGACTACGACATATCCTGGTGGTTTCTAGATGGAACCTGTGTCAACTGCGGAAACCTTATACAAATACCCTGTCCAGCCGATAAAGAAGCATAAAAAAAGAAGCCCCCAGGATTTCTCCTGAGGGCTTTTCCTCGCAGCGTTCTCACAAACTACTTCTTAGAACCACGACCAAACTCTGTAGCCTTGGGATCTAACCACTTCAATACTGGTCCAAGGAATCCTGCTAGTGCTGCTGCACCGAGCTTCT